TGCATCAATGGATGACATATCCTCACTGCCCCAATCGTCCAAGTCTTTCATAAACGACAGGTAGCCAGAGCTACGCATAACGCGCTCTTTCTTTTCTTCACCTGTCATGTCGTTACAAAAGTCATTGTCATCATCAAGACAGTTAGTGATTACGCTTACACTGCCCAGCATTGCTGAGTAGTCCTGTGCGATTTGGTCTGCATCTCTGGACATAATTATCCTCCTGATTTAAGGGTTTCTATTTCTGCTTGTAAGGCGGTTACTTGTGTAGATAGTTTTTGAACTGCGTTGACCAGCGGTATGACGAACATCTCACGAGATAATTGTTGAACCCCGTGTTGGTCTTGAAGCCAACCTCCCCAATCACTAACCCCCGCTGTATCCAATGCAGCTTTGACTTCTTGGGCTATGAACCCGTGCATTGTGGACTCAGTATCCATGTCGTTATCAGCAGGATCTTCTTTGTAGAGATGCGCTAACTCTGCATCAGTAGAATCAAGTTCGTGACTTGCCTTCCAGTTGTACTTAACTGTTCTTAGGTCATTGATAAAATCAAGGCCAAGGTCAGTGTTTTGCACGTTTTTCTTCAAACGCTCATCAGAAGACCTAGACCAGCTTGCGTCTACCGCAAAATTGTTACTTACAACATTACTGGCTTTGCCAAAACTAAAGTAGCTGTTATCAATAGCCGTTATGTTATGACCTATAACAATCTGATTAGATCCGTTTGTTTGGTGAGCATCGCAACCGTAACCAATAATTACATTATTGTTCCCTGTTTCTAGAGCATCACCTGCTGTTGCGCCTAAAAGCGTGTTGACCCCACCAGAGGAAATAGATTTTCCTGCACTCATTCCTACAGCGGTGTTGTTTGAGCCAGTAGTTACTTCTAAACAGTCTTTGCCGACAGCAGTGTTATCATCGCCACAGTTCCCAGAAAGCGCCGACTTACCTACGGCGGTATTTTCAGTGCCATCATTTGTGCCATCACCTGCAAGAGCGCCGATAAAAGTATTGTCTACCCCTGTGGTGACTGACAGCCCTGCGCTGTGACCTACGGCTACGTTGTAAGTATTAGTTGCGGTAGCAAAGTTTTGAGCATTAAGGGCAGCGTAACCAATAGCAGTGCTAAACTTACCTACGTCATCTGTGCTTAACGCTCCTGTTCCAACGGCTACGTTTTGATCGCCAGTAGTAAGAGCATCACCTGCAAGACCACCGATAAGGGTGTTGCTAGTTCCCGTGATGACTGCATAGCCAGCATGGAAGCCCAACGCTGTATTAAACGAATCTGTAGCTGTCGTGAAGTTTTGATTTTGTAGAGCGTTTGTGCCGATTGCTGTAGATTTGCTGCCTAAAGTATCTGCTGATAAAGCCCCTAGACCTACAGCCACGTTATAATCAGCATCTGTAAGAGCATCACCTGCAAGAGCGCCGATTATGGTGTTCTCAACTCCCGTGGTGACTGCACCACCGGCTTGCGAGCCAACCGCAGTATTGTAAGCGTTGGTAACTGTAGTAAAATTTTGGGCTGATAATGCGTTGTGACCGACTGCTGTGCTGTTTTGTCCTTTTGGATCGCTAGTCAGGGCTGCGTACCCTATAGCCGTTTGTGCTGCGCCTGTGGTGGCTGCGTCTAATGCAAGTCCCCCGACGATAGTGTTCTGGACTCCCGTGGTGACTGCCTTACCAGCTTGAAAGCCAACAGCCACGTTATAAGCATCAGCACCAGCGTTTTGTACTAACAAAGCCTGATGACCTATTGCTGTATTTTTACCGTGTCCGTCCTCTGCGCTAAGGGCTTCTGTACCCAAAGCCACGTTTGCAGAACCAGTAGTAAGCGCATCGCCAGCAAGACCGCCTATTACAACATTCTCAACTCCCGTGGTAATTTGATCGCCAGCATCATATCCAATAGCGATATTGTAAGAGTTAGTAGCTGTTGTAAAATTCTGTGCGCTTAAAGCTCCCGGCCCAATAGCAATGCTTCTGCTTCCCAAGGTATCAGAAACCAAAGAGTTAAATCCTATCGCTATGTTATAGTCGGCGTCTGTGAGCGAGTCACCAGCAAGTCCGCCGAGGAGAGTGTTGTACTGTCCCGTGGTGACTGCCGTACCTGCTGCGTATCCAACAGCCGTATTGTAGGTGTCTGTGACTGTTGTAAAGTTTTGAGAAGCTAAAGCAACTACACCAACCGCGACTGATTTATCACCTTTTGTGTCGGCTGATAAAGAAAAAGCGCCAAGTGCCGTATTGTTGTCACCATCAGTTAATGCGTCACCAGTTCCTGCACCAACCAAAACATTCTGTGTCCCTGTTGTTACAGCAAGTCCTGCCTGATACCCCACCGCTGTGTTGTAATTATTCGCATCGTTATTTTGTGCAGTAAGAGCGTTGTACCCAATCGCAACTGACCTATTGCCTGTATCTTCAGCATCTAAGGCTGCGTAGCCTAAAGCTACATTCTCATCACCCGTAGTCAAAGCCGTACCCGCTTCATCGCCCACGACCACGTTGTAGTTGCCGCCAGAGGTAATGCTGTTACCTGCGTTAACACCTGCGCGGAAGTTGGAGGTGCCAGAGGTTGATGAAACTAAATCGCCTGAGTAAGTGACCCCACCAGCAAAAACGGCGTTGCCCGGATCTGTAATCGTGAAATACTGTGTGCCACCCATCAGAGTGGTGCCAGAACCAATGACAACTACGCCGTTTTCATCTGAAGCCAAATAGCGATTAGCTCCCGCTGTGGCTAACTTAATTCCTGCGTCATCCGTACCAGTTTTTGTAAGAACAATGTCGGCAGTGCTGTTAATGTTTCCAGCGATGGCTAAGGTAGAAGCCATATCCACAGCACCATCAATGTCCACGACATCTAGGTTGGCGGTGCCATTTACGTCAATAGACCCTTCCAGATCTATGTCTCCGTTTACCGTCAGGTCATCAGTAATCGTCAGATCGTCTTCCACGGTGAGGTCAACGACATTGAGGTGAGCAAAAGCATCAACCATCGCGCCGCCTGATCCGGCACCGTCTGAATAGATCGCCTTGGTCTGGCCGTTCGGGACTGTGACTGTCGCGCCAGAGCCTTGCTTGATGATGATGTTTTGTGACCCGGAAGTGGCATTTTCTATGAGCCACAGCTTAGAGACGGTATTCGGGCCAATAGTTATGGTGCAAGCAGAATCGAGTGTGCCAGTGTATTTAAGGAAAAGACTCCTACCGGGATCAGTAGAACCGTCAGCAATAGTAGTAGTATGAGTATCAGCGTTCGTCGTGATTGCTTCTGTGCCAAAACTAAATGCCTCAGCAATTAATTCGAGGTTAGTATTTGTACTCGTGCCCCACGTACCAGATTCGTCACCAGTGGCGATCTCTTTGAGCCGTAAATCGTTTACATAAGTTGCCATTTTAAGCTACCTCTTCCCAATCAGGGGTTTGACTGTCATTAATACTCGACCAACTAGGGGTTTGGCTGTCGTCAATAGTAGACCAACTCGAGTCTTGGCCCGGAACAATTTTTCCCCACACCAACGCGCCGCCACACAAACCATCAGCAGACACACCTGTAGGAACAACGTCAGCCGCTGCAGTCGCAGTGACAGTTCCGATCTCAGTTGTCCCGGCAACGCCTGTAACACTGATGTTGTTGTCGCAAGATACCGATATGGTGCCAAGCGCAGACGTTCCTTCAACGCCGACAACAGAAACATTGGCTGCAGCGTCTGTTGTGATAGATCCGATGGCGCCCGTTCCAGAAACGCCTGTGACAATGATTGTTCCCGACGCGTCAACCGTGACTGTGCCAACTGCAGACGTACCGACATTGCCCGTGACGGAAGCGTTAGCCGCTGCCGCAACCGTAACAGAACCAATTGTACCTGTCCCGGCAACGCCTGTGACAGACGTGTTGGCTGCCGCAGATGTAGTAACAGACCCGACCGCGCCTGTTCCAGAGACTCCTGTAACTGAAGTGTTAGCCGCTCCTGATATTGATACCGAGCCGACTGCGCCTGTTCCAGAAACGCCTGTTGGAGTGACGCTTGCACCCGCTGTAACAGTGACTGATCCAACCGCACCTGTTCCAGAAACGCCTGTGACAGAGGTTGTGGCCGCCGCTGCAACCGTAACCGTGCCAACGGCGCTCGTGCCTGAAACGCCTGTGACGCTGACATTAGCCTCTGCATCAATTGTGACGGAGCCAACTGCTGAAGTCCCTGCGACACCCGTGACAAGAACTGGGGCCTCTTCGCCCCATGCGCCCTCACCCCAAGTGCCTCTACCCCAGCCAGTAACATTCGCCACACGTTAGATCCTATGCGATGCGAATGATCGCGTTAGATGCGTCAGCGGTTGGAAACTGAATAGTGAAATCGCCTGCTGTGCTAGTTTTATCACCACCAAAGTCAAGCGCACATACCGCTGGATCACCAGAAGCACTGTCATTAAATATGAGCGCCCCTCTCGCAGTCACCGTTGCATTTGAAAATGTCAAATCGGCAAAGTCTGTCAGTGCGGTAGTGCCTGATGTACTTGGGTCGACTCGCGTCAAAGAAGCACCTTTGGCCGTATAATTAGTGCCCGATACTTCGTTCGAAGTCGTGTAAGCAGTTGTACCCGCACCCAAGCTCGCAGAGCTTGTGTATAGCGCAAGATTAAACGTGCTTCCGCCCGTGTTTTTAAAGTTGTGAACGGCTTCTAAAATTTCTTTCTTGAAGCTTGTGCATAGTGCTGTCGTGATAGCCATTATAGCCTCCTGATTATATTAGCCATTTCACTCTGGCCTTGTTTCTCTAACTCACCAATTAGCGTCGTTCTGTCGCTTTTTATGGCCTCCTTAATATAGTACAAAGCCGTGGCTTTGACCGCTTCTTTGAACGCTTCTGCTTGTTCTGCGATCGCCGGGTGACAATTGCCACCAACGCTGACAACCCTGTCGGATATAGCTTGTGCCCAAAATTCGGGGTCGTGACCTTTGTTCACTGTCGTAGCAACAGAAATTTGTCCCAACCCTGATTCAGAAACAGCAGCAAACATGTCTATCTACCTTTTGAAATGTCATAGCGATACTCGTCTCGAGCACCATAATCTTCTCCCAGAGCTTTCAAAGCCGCTACTGCTTGAGCAAACCGCTGATCGTAACCCGCCGCTTCTTCTGGGACCTTTAGAAAAGTTGCAGCCTCTACCAAAGAACCATACAACATTGCATCCGGAGCGTTGGTGGAAAGCCACGTAGTTCCACTTTCTACACCCGCCGTTAAAGAATCCGGGCGATACTTGTAGTGCAGTTCAAAAGTCAACGTTGAGCTCGGGGTGGGAGCTAAAATAAACGTCGTATCATCGAATAAAGCGTAATACTTTGGAGTGCCCGTAGTTGCGGGGTTTGGAGTATATGACCTTATAAAAGACACCTGCTTAAACAACAAATACTCGTACTCACTACTTGAAATCACCGCCAAGCTATACGGACTCAAAAAGTCCGTAGGTGTTGATAAATAAGTATTACCCGCTGCTGCCGTACCGGTGACGTTCTTGCGGAAAAAAGGCAACTCAATGTTTTTGAGTATGCGTTCTTCCGCTTCTTTGATGAACACGGGCAAGTTGTTCACAAACGTGGTTTCTGCGCTTTCACAGTAGTCTTGTATGGCCGTCTTCAATGTGGCTAGTGTAAAACTCATGGCGTAGATACCTCGACATTGCCGACTTGCCCTGAAGCTTTTACAGGAATAAATCGTTTTTCAGTCAGTAACGGAACACCTACCGTAATAACCAAAGGTTCCACCCTGTCTGGGCGCGCGTTCCTGATCGCTTGCGGGTCGCTTACGCTGGGCGGCGGAAACAATTGCGGTTGCTTCGCCTCATACTCGTCCGGGCCTACTAAAGACCCGTTCCACTCTTTCTTCATGCGATGCAGCTTGTATCTAAAGCCCGAGCGGTCAGAAATACCGTATGCGTTTTTGCCGTTAGCGAAACCAGACATCGTTAAGTCCTATAGTAGTCGTACGACGGACTGATCCGTAAAGACGCTCGATCTCGGTCTTCATCCATCGCGCGTTGCATTTCTTCTTCGTACACCTGCTTCAACACGCCCATCATTTGCGGATTTCGTTTCATAGCTAGGTAATACGCTAAACCCGCAGTCAAACAAGGGTAAAAACGGAAAGGAACGTCAACAGTGTTGGTGTTAGTGTCTGCGTCGTCAATACGCGTCAATCGGTTAAACTTGACAACATCCGTATTGTTCTCTGGTGCGGGCCACACCTTGAGGATCGGCGTAATTTGTCGATCTAGAAAAAACTCGTTTACCCTGCCGGTTTGTGCCTTGTTCGGGATGTTGAGGTAGCTAGAGCGGCTTACACGTTCTATTTGAAAATCAGTACTGTCTCTTGTGACAACCGCCGACAAAATGTCGATGGTGCTTCGCACGTCACCGAAATCAACTGCCGCACTGACCGTTGTTGTGGCTGCACTGGTGCCACCGGTAATCGTTTCAGAAGCCGAAAAAGTACCGCTAGGTATGGTGATCGCCAAAGTCGTAGAACTGGGCTTACTAGTTATAGATGCAGTGGCGGCGCTAGTACCGCCAGTTATTGTCTCTGCTATAGAAAAAGAGCCGGAATCCGCGACCGTCATTGTCAAAGTACCGCCGGGATACTCGGTTATTCCGGTAGCCAAAGGTATTGTAGTTTGTTCAATCGTCCACTGATTTAAACCACGGTTTGCCCAATCTGCAAACAACAAGTTCAATGACCTGCGAGCAGTTTTAAGATCGTAGCCCGTGCGAACCTCTAGCCCACAACGTTCGAATGCCTCTTCGACATATTCGGCAACGTCCAGTTCAAAATCTTTGCTGCTACTTGTTGTCATTGTATAAGTTGTCAAAAATTTGGTTTACATCAAGCGTGTAATCTAAATCGGATTTGGAGTAATGTATATGCGCAGATGGCTTAAAGTCTGGCCCACCTTCTCCTGTTTCGAACCATGCCGGATGAGTAACACGCACCCGGTTATTCGGCAGGGCTACTATGTTTCCGGTCCAATTACCCGCATCTAGCAACTGCAAAACGTGACTTTGCTTGTGCTGCGCAGGGTCGTCGGCAATCTCGCTTTCTGTGTAATCCACCGTAAACAAGTACTTTGCTGGATACATTTCACCATCAATTTTTGCCAACCAAGGACACGGTGTAGCCCTATCTAAAACGTAAACCGCGTGGTGGTGCGAGCTACAATCCCAAGGCTGTGCAGCCCATACCGGCATTGCATCGGGCCACTCTTCTAGTGGAATGTCTCCTACCAAAGCAGTAATTGGCATCCGAGCCCACATTGCACCACCATGTACGGTGTCTTCTTCCTCGCCTTCAGCCTCTATGCCGGTAAAAATGACTTGAAAACTCAAGCACCTACACGGCATCGTAGTGACACCTATCACCATTGCATGAAGAAATTCCCCGTGGTATTTCTCATGGTTGTGCGTGTATTCACGCCGCACCCAGCACTTAAAGTGCGGGATGTTAGATTGTAGATAGGCCATTTTTAGATTTTGCCGCCTACCTTGTCACCTTTTTTCTTAACCTTGCCGCCCATTCGATAGCCTTTAGTAGCCATCTTGCCGCCGTTTTTCATGCCTTTTGGCTTGACGCCGCCGCCGTTTTTCATGCCGCCGGGCATCATTTCTTTTTTGCCGCCCATAGCGCCGCCTTTAGACTTCATTTTAACGCCTTGTGCGCTGCCCTTGCTTTTCATAGCCTTCTTTTTGGGCGATGATTTTTTCTTCGACCCGCCCATTCCAAGATTTACTCTAGACATATCAACCTCACAGGTACTTCGTTTTTTTCCTACGATCGCTCATAATAGCGCCGCAGCCTCTGGCGATCTGTTGACGAACCTCGCCCCCATCCCGCATCTTTACAGTAGCTTTCTTAGTGTTCGCCACCACCGTTTTGCCTTTTTTGCCTTCTTTCTTCTTTTTTCGTGCGGTTGCTGCCCGCTCAGACTTGCTCAAGCTTCTTGCTTTTGACTCAGGCAAACAACGATCTGGGTTACGCTTGTCGGGGGACGTGCCGCATTCACCAACGATATCGCCCGCTGCGTTAATTCGAACCCATTTTTGATCGCGCCACTTCTTTAGCTCGCCCATATGGTTAACTCCACGCCTCGAGTCCCATGCTCTTATTGATAACGGTGTTTCCGCCCCCGGCTACATAACCGTTTGCCAAAGATTCGCAAAGACCTTTGTCTGTAAGCTCATACGAAACAACTTTCGCCAACTCGTCAAAAGTGCTTCGCCAATTATCCATTGTCTGGTCAATCACGCTTTGCGTGAGGGTACTGTCCTGCTCTAGATCAGCTTGTATTTGAACTAAAAACCATGCTTTAAGTTCAGCAAGATTAGCGTCATCGTTTGCAAACAACGTCCCGTATTTAGTCCCTGTCTGCACGCTATAAATGTCCACTACTTCTTCTTTTTGCTGCCTTTGGCGTAGTTCGGGTCTTTACAATACTTAGAAGCCGCCATATTGGCGTAAGCAGACGGGTATGTGTCAAAGGTTCGCTTGGCCCAAGCTTTACCAGCCGGGCATATTTTACTGCCTCGGCTTTTCTTAGAAGCGCCGCCGCCCTTTGCGTAATAACTCAAGCCTCGCGGCATGTCTGATCTAACCATTACCACGCCTCACAACTCCAGTACCGAGCCTTAAATTTATCCTTCGCGGTATCACAGTTGTGACGAGCGCGAAAGCTCTTACGCCTTGCTGGTTGACTCTTTTTGATAGTCATATCGGGGTCCCCGAAACGAACAATCTTCACGTCGTTGCCTTTTTTGGCTAGAACTGCGGATTTTTTGTTTTTGCCCGGTGTTCTTTTTGGTTGGTTATAACCTGAAAATGTTTCGCCTCGGTATTGCAATCGACCCGAAGGCAGTCGTTTTACATCCTTGGTCGTCGCCATTAACTAAAACCTTTTCGCATGTACAAGATTACGGTGTATGTATCTGCGGAGCTTGCTCCGACTGTCGTAAACTTCACGTCGCCAGTTTTTCCGGTGCCCGCATTGTTCGTCAGGCCGCCAAAAATACTATAGTCGTGATCACCGCTTTGGTTTTCACCCAACTCAATGATAAAAGCATCGGAGTCCGCATCGAACAAAAGCTGCACTTTCATGCCTATGCATTGCCACCAGATGCGATCGATGGTGACACTAGTACAAGCATCACCATCGGCGCTGTTTTGCAAAGCTGACACGTCCACTTTTGTGACTGCAGATTCGCCGGTCCCATCTGAGATGTTAGTCAGTTTTAGGACTGCAAATTTGGGACCATCAACTAGTGTTTGCGAGGTTACTGCATCAGCCATATCAAACTCCTAAGATGCGTCAGCGGAACTACTGATGCCAAAGAACTTTAATACAATAACGGTATCGCCGCCCGGATCACCAGAGACTACAAGCTCTACTTCGTCAGCCGTAGCGCCTGCTGCAGTAGTGGCGCCTCCAGACATCCCGAGCACGCCGTTGCATGGGAAAAAGCCTTTGAAACCAGTGCTGTTTACTGCTGCAGAAATACCATCGACAAAACCGTCGGTATCCGCGTCAGTGCCGATGTCGTTCAAATTCACCGCGTTAGCCGCAGCGGTTGTAACAGCAACGGTTACACCCATAGGAATGAAGTTAACCGGAATCCCAATCGATCCCTCTTTTCCTGTAGTGGCGCCGTCAGCAACAGTGATTGTGGTGGTATAAGTCTGCAACGTCATGGTGCTTGTGACACCGCCAGTGGTTGCGTTCTTAGTTATATCTTGAAAACCGTTTTCCGAACGGACCGGTCCATTGAAAGTCGTATTAGCCATGTTGAGCTCCTGTCTTGGCTAGTGTCAGACACGGGATGCGTCTGTCAGGATTTCCCAACAATAACTAATCAACAGGCAAAAAGAAAGGGCGACAATGTCGCCCTTCCAAAGCAGCAAAAGCTTGCTTTACGCGCCCGGAGTACCAAACACGGCACGCCAGTCGCTGACGCCGAAAGAATATCTTTCGCGAGCTTTAAAGCGCATGTTGCCGGTGTCAAAGTCCCCTTCCATCGCTGTCTTGATGGGGGTTCTGTTGAACAGTTTGAAGCCGTTAGGAGCGTCTGTCTTGATGAAGAAAGCGTCACTGTCCGTAAGGAAGTGGTTCACTACTGCACCGTCAGGAAGCATACCCATTGACTTGTTGGCGTTAATATCATTATCCGCCGTTCCGGGTCGCAGGTTCGAGTTCAGCACTCGTTCTGCGATGAACTGCAGTTCTTTTGGAATGATTAATTTCATTCCGCGAACGGCAATTTTCAGACCTCTTTCATCGGTCATACCAGCAATCTCGATCAGCATCTGCTCAAGCGAA